TTTATAAAGAAAACTTAAAAGCTATTGAAGGTTCTCTTATATCTTTAATGCCTGCTAGATTTTTAGTTGATTATTTTGAAAATGATAAATGTGTTTATTTTTCTCACGGAGTAAACACTGATGAATTTTATCCTATATCTAAAGATAAACCAACTGAACCTAAATTATTAATGGTAGCAAATAATGGTTTAGGTGGTAATCAAGCATTTGATAGAAAAGGATTTACATTTGGAGTAGGATTAGCGGCATTAAATAATTTGCCTATTACAATTGCTGGTCCTTCATCTAATAAATATTTCTTTAATGAACATTTATGGATGTTAAACTATCCTAAATTAAATTTAGTTTTTGATTTACCTAATAGTGAATTACTAAATTTATATCACGAACATGATATATTTGTTCATCCAACTATATTAGAAGCAGGACATCCCAATTTAACAATGGTTGAAGCAGCAGCCGCTGGTTTGCCTATAATTGCTGATTGGGAACATGCTACTGATTTTCATGGTGCTTGGAGAGCTCCTCGTAATGTTTTTGAAATGGATAGAGGTCTAAAAGACATTTTAGAAAATTGGACTAACTACAGACTAAAAACAATTAATACAGGCAAACAACTAAGTTGGGAAAATAGAACTAAAGATTTATTAGAAGTATACAAACAATTTATATGAAAGAAGTTTTAATACAAGAATACAACAATTTAGAACAATTAAATTTACCTTATAAACAAAATCAAAATACATTTTTTGTTAATTTTGTTCAAGGAGCTAAATTTGAGGTTATAGGTGATGTTCAAAAAACATACCTTGTTAAATTTATTGATACTAAATGGGATAAAATAATTCATGAAAGTGAAATTACTAATAATATGTGGACTAAAACCGCAATACAATATTTTGTATGGTGGCGTGTAGAAGTTTATGATAAAGAAACAGATGAATTAGTATTTGAACATAATTTTAACCCTAAAAATAAACGAGTTTACATACACTTAGATTCATCAGCTATTGGAGATACATTAGCATGGTTTCCTTATGTAGATGAATTTAGAAAAAAACACAATTGTTATGTAGTGTGTTCTACTTTTCATAATAAATGGTTTAAAGACGAATACCCCGAAATAGAGTTTGTAGAACCAAGTACTGAAGTATTTGATTTATATGCTATGTATACTATTGGATGGTATTATGATGATGATAGAAAAGTAGTTGATACTAAAATTCCTATTGAATTTAAACAACATCCTTTAGGTCAAACATCAACATCAATTTTAGGATTAGATTATTTTGAATTACGTCCTAAAATAGTATTACCTAAAAAACAAAAACAAATTGAAGGTAAATATGTTGTAATTGCTCCTCATGCTTCAGCTCATGCTAAGTATTGGAATCATCCTGATGGATGGCAAGCAGTTATTAACTATTTAAACGATAAAGGTTATAAAGTAGTAATGATTACAAGTGAAAAATTAGGAGATACTTGGCATGATTCTAAACTTGGAGGTACATTAACAGGAGTAATTAATAAAACAGGTAATTATCCAATTGAGGATAGAATGATTGATATGAAATATGCTGATACTTTTATTGGAGTAGGTAGTGGATTATCTTGGTTAGCATGGTCAATAGGAACACCCGTAGTAATGATTTCAGGATTTAGTGAACCTTATACTGAATTTTTAGATTGTGAACGCGTATTCAATTATGATCCTAATGTATGTACAGGTTGTTTTAATAAACACTGGTTAAATCCTGGTGATTGGGAGTGGTGTCCTGAACATAAAGATACACCAAGACACTTTGAATGTACAAAAACTATAAAACCTGAGCAAGTAATTGTGTCAATTGATAAAATTCTGAATATTTATTGATAAACATATATGGCAACTTTAAATCCATCAAACGTAGTAAACGGTAATACAATTCAAGCATCTGATATTTTACAATTGTATGAGGCATTTGGTACTGGTTCACAAAATATTACTGGACTAAGTATGACTGGTAGTATAACTAATGCTGATGTAGCTACTTCTGCTACTTCTGCTTCAAAAATAACAACTGCTATTACTGGTGGGGGTAATCATTATTTAACTTTTGTTCAAGGAGCAGGCACTTTTAGTCCTAAAATTAATAATGATTTAGAATACAATCCTACTACAAATACTTTAACAGTTACCGCTTCATCAGCAACTTCTTCTTCATATGCTGTTAGTGCTTCTCATGTAAATTCATCTCAAGCAAATCAACTTATTGGGACAGCTTATAGTGCTAGTGTAGGAACTCCTAATACTAATTTTAGCTTTATTGCTGGTTTTGCTACTACAGGTAATACCCCCAACACTGCTAGTATAATAATAACACAACTTGCTGGAAAAACACTAGGAACATCAGCATTTGTAACAGCAACGGCTTCAGGAAGTATAAATAATATTACTGTAAATAGTTTAATAGGTAATACGTTAACATTTGAATCCCAAAACCCAACAACTGATTTTTATTATACAGTATTTTATATATAACAAATGACAACACAAGTTTTAACTCCCGAAGAACTTCAAAAAGTTCAAAGTTTACAATCTAAAAGAGATCAATTAACAATTGATTTTGGTTATATTGAATTTCAAATTCAAGAATTAGAACTAAAAAAAGAATCTCTTGTTAATGCTTTACTTCAATTAAAAAATGAGGAAATCCAAGTTGGTAAAGAAATTTCCGAAAAATATGGAGAAGGAAGCATTAATTTAGTTAAAGGAGAATTCACCAGTTTTAATTAATTTTGACTTTTTCTATAATATTTATTATGGAATAAAATCAATATATTTTTAGAAACATGGCAAACACATTAATATCACCTGGCGTACTCTCAATTGAAAACGATCAGTCCTTTATTACGCAACAACCTGTAACAGTAGGTGCTGCGATTATTGGTCCAACAGTTAAAGGTCCTGTAGAAGTTCCAACAATTTGTACCTCGTACACTGATTACCAAAATAAATTTGGTACTACTTTTGTAAGTGGTAGTCAACAATATTCATATTTTACTTCTATTGCTGCCTATAATTATTTCTTAAATGGTGGAGAAACTTTATTAGTAGCTAGAGTAGTATCAGGTTCATTTACCTCAGCAAATTCAACTCCTATTACTAATGGAGAATTAGCAACAACTGCTTCTGCTACTCTTGGTATAACTCCTTTTTCAGCAAGTTTTGTTTCTGTTGGTTCTAGTTCATTTAGTGTGAATGATATTGTTTTTAACTTTACAGGAGGAGCATTTGCTAACACAGCAGCACAAATTAATATTGATGCTTCTGGATTTACAACTCCAACCCAATTTGCTGCTGGAGTAGTAACTGCTTTAAATTTTAGTTCTTCAGTATCTCCTTATAATACAAGTGCTTCATTACTTCACCTTACAGCATCTGATACAGTTGCTACTTTAAATTTATTTACTAAAGCATCACAAATAGGAACTATATTTTCAGCTGATACATTAAATGCCTATACAGTTGTGTCGGCAAGTGTTACTACTAACTTTAGTGGTGCTACAAACGAAGAAGCTTTAGTATTAAAAACTATTTCTGAAGGAACTATCATGAATAGTTCTAGCTCATTAGATGCTAGTGGTTCATTAGCATCGGGTTCAGAAGATAATATTAGATTCCAAATAGCAAACAGTGATACTGCTGCTGGAACATTTAGTTTAATTATTCGTCAAGGTAATGATAATACAAATGAACAAATTGTATTAGAAACTTGGACTAACTTATCAATGGATCCTACAGCTCCAAACTATGTAGCTAGAGTAATTGGTGATCAAGTTAAAGTATATAGTTCTGTAGATGGTCCACAAATTAATGTTACTGGTGATTATCCTAATGCCTCTAGATATGTTTATGTGTCTAGCGTAGCAACACCAACACCTCTTTATTTTGATAATAATGGTATAGCTAAATCTCAATTTACCGGTTCTATTCCTACAAATAAAAACGGTTCATTTACTGGAGCTACTGGTGATTTATTTGGAGCAGGAGCTAAATTTAATAATGCTATTATTAATAGTGTTACTAATACTCAAGGTTTAACAGGTAGTGATTATAATACTATGATCGATTTATTAGCTAACCAAGATGATTATAGATTTAATGTATTAATTACTCCTGGATTATTTGCTAACCAAGCAAACATAGGTGCTTCTCAAGTAACTACTATTATTAACAACACAATGAATCGTGGTGATAATATTTATATTACTGATTTAGTGCCTTTTGGTTCAAATGTTAGTGATGCCACATCAGCAGCAAATTCTAAAAATACTTCATATGCTGCCTCGTATTGGCCTTGGGTTCAAGTAGTTGATCCTAACACAGCTCAATTAATATGGGTGCCTGCCTCAACGTTAGTAGCCGGTGTATACGCGTATAATGACAACGTAAGTGAACCTTGGTTCGCTCCGGCCGGTATTAACAGAGGTGGTTTATCTACGGTAGTAAGAGCTGAAAAGAAATTAACTCAAGCACAACGTGATACTTTATATATAAACAAAGTTAACCCAATTGCTACTTTCCCTGGAACAGGAGTTGTAGTTTACGGACAGAAAACATTACAAACCAAAGCAAGTGCTTTGGATCGTGTAAACGTTCGTCGTTTGTTGATTTCTCTTAAATCATATATCGGTCAAGTTGCTAATAACTTAGTATTCGAACAAAATACTATAGCTACACGAAATGCTTTCTTAGCTCAAGTTAACCCATTTATGGAATCAGTTCAACAACGTCAAGGTTTGTATGCTTTCAAAGTAGTAATGGACTCAAGCAACAACACCCCAGATGTAATTGATAGAAACCAATTAGTAGGACAAATTTACTTACAACCGACTAAGACTGCTGAATTCATTTACTTGAACTTCAACATCTTACCAACAGGAGTATCTTTCCCAGCATAATTTTTTAAAAACGGAATATTTATAATAAAACAAAAATAAAATAATAACATGGCAATCTTAGATCCAAACGAAATATTTTTCACCGCCTTTGAACCTAAACAGGCAAACCGATTCATTATGTATGTAGATGGTATTCCATCATATGTTATTAAAGCAATCTCAGCTGTAACTCTTGAACAAGGTGAAGTGATTCTTAACCATATCAACGTTTACTCAAAAATAAAAGGTAAAACTAAATGGAGCGACTTAACCATGACATTGTTTGATCCTATCACACCTTCAGGTGCTCAGGCAACTATGGAATGGGTTCGTTTACACCATGAATCAGTAACAGGTCGTGATGGATATAGTGATTTCTATAAAAAAGATTTAACTATTGATATTTTAGGTCCTGTAGGTGATATTGTTTCAGAATGGATTATTAAAGGTGCGTTTATTAAAGGTGCTAACTTTGGTGAATATAACTGGGATACTGAAAACACTGCTATTAACTTATCATTAACAATTGGTATGGATTATTGTGTATTGAATTTCTAATTAAAAGTAAAACAATAATTAAAGAAAGCTCGCATTTTTTGCGAGCTTCTTTTTTTTACTAATATTTATAACAAAATAAGTTTATGAGCGAATTAAAGTTTCCAACAGAAATGGTTGACCTGCCTTCAAAAGGTTTATTTTATCCCGAAAATCATCCTTTAGCATCTGGAAAAGTAGAAATGAAATACATGACTGCTAAAGAAGAAGATATTTTAACTAATAAATCCTATATTGAAAAAGGAACAGTAATTGATAAATTACTTCAATCTTTACTTGTAACTCAATTTGAGTATAATGATTTATTATTAGTAGATAAAAATGCTATTATGATCGCTGCTCGTGTTTTAGGTTACGGTAAAGATTATGAATTTATGTATAAAGGAGAACAGTGCACAGTAGACCTAAGTAAATTAGAACCCAATCTAGTAGATGAATCTTTATGGAAAAAAGGTAAAAATGAATTTACATTTACTTTACCAACTACAGGTCACGTTATTTCCTTTAAACTTTTAACTCATGGTGATGAAAAGAAAATTGCTGAAGAAATTAAAGGTTTACAAAAAATATTTAAAGATTCTAACCCAGAATTAACTACACGTCTAAAACATATTATTTTATCTGTTGACGGTAATATAGAAAATCGGGTAGTTAGACAATTTATAGACAATAATTTACTGGCTAGAGACGCTAGATCTTTACGTGAATATATCCGTTCAGTAACTCCAGAAATTGAAATTAAATTTGATTATGAGGGACCTAACGGTGTCGAGGAGGGCGCTACAGTTCCTATTGGACTTAACTTTTTTTGGCCTGACGCCGCAATATAGACTAAATTTATTTACTCAAATCCACGAAATGGTATTTCATGGACAGGGTGGGTATGATTATAATACAATTTATAACATGCCTATATGGTTACGTAACTTTACTTTTAATAAAATTAAAGAATTTTACGAAAATCAAAACCAAGAACAGAAAAAAGCGGAAGCATCTTGGACTAATAAAAAAGGCATACCTAAACCACCAGTAGCTCCAACAGGAAAAAGGGCATCATATAAATGATGCCCAATTTTTTTATTTATTAATATTTATAATAAACTAGTTTGTAATGACTAACGATCAAGATCCTAAAATATCAGCACAAAACGCTAAAAACACTCAGGACACAGCTAAAGCAACAGCTACTGCTGCTGATAAACAAAAAATACTTAGAGATGTTCTTGAAGAAACCTTATTTTTACAAAGAGATTATGCTTCTGAAGTTCAAAAATTAGGAAAAGGTTTACAATTAAATAGTATTCAAACTGCTGAATTAAAAAAATCTTTTAAAGATACAGCTAATTATGCTAAAGATTTAGCTAATGCTGTTGATGATGTATTAGATGGAACTTTAGATTTAGCAGAATTAGAAGCTAAAATAGCTAAAGGAAAACAAGCTGAAGTTACTTTTAATAAAGAATTAGAAAGATCACTAACAGCTATGTTAGCTGACTCTGGTTTATTACTAGGGAATGAAACTTTAATAGCTGAAGCTTTAGAAGACCACAATAAATTACGAGATATTCAATTAATGTTTGGCAAAGATCTAACAGAAGATCAACAAACATTATTAGATTTATATGCCTCCCAATCCGAAGAATTACAAGCACAGAAAAAATTTCAAGATCAAATTTTAGAAAGAGCTAAAAACCAAAAAGAAGCATTTGGTTTAACAGGTGATATTTTAAAAAGTTCTACAGAAGCAATGAAAGAACTTGGATTAGGTTCTTTAGCATCCGCTTTTAATTTTGATAAAGCTTCTGAAGCTGGTAAAAAAATGGCCGCCGAATTAACTAATGGTGGTGAACGTGCTCTTACAACAGCTGAAAGAGTAAAAGTATTACAAGCATCTATCAGTGAATTAGGTAAAGGTTTTGTTAAAAATATAACTTCATTTGAAGCAATTGCAGCTTTTGCCTTAAAGTCAGCTATTGAAGCATCAAAACAAACTGCTGAATTACAAAAAGAAACAGGTATGTCATATAAAAATGCATATTTGTTAAAACAAGAAATGTCTGGAGTAGCAATAGCATCTGGTGATGCTTTTATTACTACTGAAAAATTAATGAAAGCAGCAGCATCCTTAACTCATGAATTAGGAATGTCAGCTGAAGTTTTAGGACATGAAGCCCTAATATCAGCAACAAATCTAGAACAAAAGTTAGGTTTTAGCGCTAAAGAATCAGCTACTTTAGTGACTAACGCTAGAATGCAAGGTAAAAATACTGAAGAAGTATTAGATGCTAATATTAAAATTGTTGGTGAGTTTAATAAACAAAATAGAACAGCTCTAAATGTTAGTAAAGTATTAAAAGAAGCAGCAAATGCTTCTATGTCTTTACAAGCTAATTTAGGTTTTAGTAATGATAAATTAATTTCAGCAGCAGCATCTGCATCAAAATTAGGTTTATCTTTATCTGAAGTTCAAGGTGTAGCAGATAGTTTATTAAATTTTGAAGATTCTATTAGTGCTGAATTAGAAGCAGAATTATTAACGGGTAAAGATATTAATTTAGAAAAAGAAAGACAATTAGCTTTAGCTGGTGATTTAGAAGGATTATCTAAATCATTAAATAACAATGCCGCTATTCAAGATGCTTTTGCCTCTAAAAATGTTCTAGCTCAGAAAGCTTTAGCAGAATCTATGGGAATGACTCGTGATCAATTAGCTAAAATTACTCTTCAACAAAAATTTAATGCTATGGCGGCTGAAGATTTCAAAGAAATGTATGGAGAAGCTACATATGAATCTATGAAACAAGAAGGAGCAGCCGCAAAATTACAAAATATATTAAATAAAGTATTAGATATTTTAAGTAGTATTTTAGGTGTATTTTCTCCTATTTTAGATGTTATTGGATTCATTCTTGAACAATGGTTTATTTTATACCCCTTATTAGCAATAGCAGCACTTAAATATATTCCTGCAATGGCTAGTGGTTTTAAAGGGATGTTTAGTGGAATAAAAGAAGGAGCAGGACTCCTTAAAAACATGTTTTCAGGAGCTAATAAAGAAGTAGAAATGATTGCTTCTAAGTCTGGTAAACTTTTCCCAAAAGATTCCCCTCAAGGAAAAATGATAGCAAATCTATCCGGAGATAAAACAAAAGAAGTAGCAGATAAAGCAGGTGAAGGTGCTGGAGCAGCAGCCGATAAAACTAAAGGAATTAAGAGTAATATGGGTAAAGATATTAAAAACTTTTTAACTAATTTATCTAAAGGAATTCAATCATTTGCCCCCGTTAAAGCTTCAGATATTGTAAAATTAATAGGTAGTGCGGTAGCATTAGTAGCACTTACACCAGCTATCCCCGCTTTACTTTTATTACAATTAGTTAAAGGCCCACTTATTAAATCTGCATTAAAAGGAATTGGTGATGGATTAGTAGCTTTTGGTAAAGCAGCACAAGGATTAACAAAAGTAGCTCCATATATTGCACTAGCAGAATTATTGATTGCTGGATTTGGTGCTGCTTTAATTCCATTAACTTATGCTTTATCATTATTATCTCCTTTAATTGAAGCATTTGGTGAAGTAATAAGTAAAGTTTTTGATGGTATAGCAGGTATAGTTACAGCTGTAGCTGATGGGTTTGTAAAATTATTAGATTCTATTACTTTAGAA